AGCGTCTCAGGCTCCGGCATCTTCACGGTCGAAGATCAGAAGGAAATGCTCGACTGGGCTTATGACGGGACGGTCAAGAACATCCGCGTGTACCCCGGAAAGTCTGCGGTTGGCGATGTGAACTATTTCCAAGGCCCGGCCATCCTCTCGTCGCTCGAAATCACGGGCGAGCGCGGTAACAAGGTTCAGGCCAGCATCACGATCAACTTCACCGCCAAGCCCACTGAAACCCTAAAGACGGTTTGAGGGCTTAGATCATGAACCTCCGGGGGGAGACGACGTTAGACTGGGCGGATGGCACTTATTGCTTCCGCCTGACGCTGGCGGGGGCGATCGAACTTGAAAGCAAGTGCGACGCCCCCATTGCTATCATCCATCACCGATTGGTCACTGGCCAATACAAGGTGGCGGACCTACGCGAAACCATCCGCATGGGCTTGATCGGTGGCGGCCTTGAGCCGACGCAGGCGCTCAAGCTCGTGCGGACTTACGTTGACGAACGTCCTTTGTCGGAGAGTTGGGTGATCGCCAGCGTGATCATGGGCGGGCTGTTCTCAGGGTTTGAGGAACACCCGATCTCGGACCCTCCCGAGGCGGCGTCGCCAAAAGCAGCGAACCCGAGCGCATCGACGCCGCCTCCGTCTACCAGACCCTCGCCGTTCTCGGACTTGGAAGGCTGGCTGGTGAATTAAGCATGTGGGAGTACGCCGCGCTCTTGGAAGGCTGGAACAAGGCGCACGATCCGAAGGGCTCCGAACCCGCGCCACCCCCACCGAGCGAAGATGACTTTGAACGCCTGCGACAGATCGGACAGACCTAATGGCCGTTGAAGTTGAAAAGCTCAAGGTGACGATGGAGGCCAACTTCGGCCAATATCAAAGAGACCTTGAGAAAGTCCGCGCGCAAACGGATCGCAAGCTCTCTCAAGTCGAAAAGAAGCTACGGACGACCGCCGCATCCGCTGGCGTCTCATTGGACGCGATCCCGGGGGCCGCATCCCCCGTCGTGGCCGCGTCGAACCGGATGGCTATGGGGATGTCGGCGGTTGGTAAAGCCGCGCTTGAGACGCAGATTATCAACGAACGCCTTGTGAGTGGGATGTCGCGGTTCGGCGGCACACTCAACCAAGTCCAAGGGCCTCTTGCATCCAGCGCCGCAGCCTTGGCCGCCACGTCGTCGGCGTCTGGGATGCTGGCCTCGAATTGGTCCCGGCTCCAAACGCAGGGGAACGGCATGGCTGCCATGTTCGGTGGCATCGGTGCCGCTCTGGCCGTGGCATCGATTACAGAGTACGCCAACGCTTGGACCCGGGTGACGCGCTCGTTGGATGCCAATTCGCAGATATTCGGCGTAGCCCTGACATCCGCCGCAAACCTCAACGCCCTGGCCAATGAGGCGCGGGTTGATCTCGACGCCTACGCCAAGCTGTATGTCAGAACGTCCGCCGCGATCCGCGATTATGGCTTTGAAGCTGGCACGGCGGAAAAGGTGACATCCACACTTGCGAAAGCCCTCAAGCTCGGCGGTGCAACCGCTGGCGAGCAGGCTTCTGTTATGCTCCAGTTCTCGCAGGCGTTGGCCAAAGGCAAGCTCGACGGCGACGAATTCCGATCCGTCATGGAGAACGCGACCGTCGTTCAAGAACTTCTTTCCAAGCGCCTCCGGGTCACAAAAGGCGATCTTATCGAGATGGCGGCGGCCGGAAAGCTGCGCATTCAAGACCTCGTGGCGGCGATGGTGGATGGTGCTGGCCGCGTCGATGAAATCTATAGCCGGATGCCCATAACCATCGATGAGAGCTTCTCCGTTCTTCGCAACAGCCTCATTCAATTCATTGGCGATGCCGACAAGGCCACGGGCGCATCCCAGAAGATCGCCAAGGGCATAGAAACTCTTGGAAAGAACCTTGAAGTCGTCGCTGCGATCATGGCGGGCATTCTTGGGGTTGGAATACTGCGGATGGCGGCGTTCGCGGTTGCAGCAGCGGGGGCAGCCAACCCCCTCACGGTCTTGGTTGCATCCCTCAGTTCCGTGGCGGCCGGTTACGCTCTGCTCTCCGATGACGTGAAGGTGTCCGAGGATAACTTCATTTCACTCAAGAGCGCCGTGCAAGCCTTCCTTATCACGATTGGCGGCGAGACTGAGGTGGACCGCTTCGCACGATCCCTGCGGGGGCTAGGTGAGGATGCAAAGCAAGCCCTCATCGAGCAGAAGCGCCTCGAACAAGAGACGAAGATCGAAAAGACGATGACCCAAGCGGGCGAGGCCTCTAAGGCCCGCCGTGAAGAGTTCTCGAAGTGGGCGACGGACACGTTCCCCAAAGCCACCCACGCCGCCGGCATGTTTGCGGAAGCCCTGCGCCTTATCGGAGGCGGCATCGTGCGAGTTGCGGACGATGCGACCCGGCTCACTGGTCTGTCTGATCTTGCGCAACGCATGGCGGACGTTGCCGAAGAGATCGAGGCGTCCAATCTGCCTCAGTATTCCGGACCGGACCGTCGCGGTCGCCCGTCACTCCGCAGGGCAAGAGCACAGTCGACATCTGAGACAGATAACGGCAGGCGCTCGCAATTCCAGCGCGAAATCGATCAAATCCGGCAACGCACCGCCGCGCTCCAAGCCGAAGCTGACACGATTGGCCGGACAACCTACGTGCGGGAACAAGCTCGCGCACAGGCCGAGTTGATGGCCGCAGCGCTCGCCACGGCCGCCAAAGAAAACCGATCCCTTACAGCCGGCCAAGTGGAAGAGATTAAAAAACAGAGCGAAGCCTACGCGCGCGTCATGGCAGAAGTGGAGTTCCTCAACGCGGTGCAGCAGGAAAGCGACCGCACGCAGCAGCTTCAAGACGAACTGGCGCTGATGGGCTTGACCGGCGTGGAATTGTCGAAGGCCCGCACGATGCAAGAGCTTCTCAACGCGGCACGCCGGGCCGGGCGCGTAATCGATGCAGGCGAGATGATCCGCCTCGAAGCCATAGCCGAGCAAAATGCACGACTGGAACGGCAAAACGAGATCATGGCCGATCTGAAGGCCACCGCGAACGAGGCGCTGTCGTCCTTCGTCTCCGATCTTCGCGAAGGCGTCTCGGCAACCGAAGCGCTTGGCAAATCGCTGAACCGCATTGCCGATAAGCTCATCGATATGGCGATCAACAATCTCGTCACAGCCGCGTTCGGTGGTCTGACCGGCAACGCTACGGCTGGCAGCGGCGGTTCGATCCTCGGCATGTTCGGCCTGGCCGAGGGCGGCGTCTTTACGCCGGGGCAGGGGCTTCGCTCGCTCCCGCGCTATGCCGGGGGCGGCGTTTCACGGCGGGCGGCGATCTTTGGGGAGGCCGGACCCGAGGCGGCGGTGCCGCTTCCCGATGGTCGGCGCATTCCCGTGGACTTGCGGATGGGCGCGAAAGCCGCAGCGGGAGGCGGGGCGAACATCACCATCGCGCCCGTGTTCAACGTCCAGAACGGCACGCCGGAAGGCGTCAACCGGATGCGCCAGGACATCGTGCCGGTGATCCGCGACACGGTGCGGAAAGAGGTCGGCAACATGTTTGACCGAGAGAGAAGATTTACGAAGTCGGGGCTCTAAGCGATGGTCATATCCTATCCCCGCGACCTCCCATCATGCCGCGCCATGCAGAGCGAGTTCAAGCCGCGTTACTTCCAGGCCCGCAACGTCGCGGGCGGCGGTGAACCGCAGGTCACGCAACTCGCCCCGCCGCTCTGGCAAGGCTCATGGACCGTCGAAGTTCTCGACCGCACCACCGGGGGAGAATGGGAGGCATGGCTCGAAAGCCTCCGTGGCGGGCTCAGGACGTTTAAGGGCGTGCCTCCGAAGCGGCGGTGGCCCGTAGCCTACCCCCGAGGCTTTGCCGGTCTGACGGTCGCGGGCGTGGCTTTTACGGGCAATGCCAATCTGGCCAGCATCGGCACGCTCCGCGATACCGTGGGGCTCAGTGCCTTGCCGGTCGGGTTCGTCATCAAGCCGGGGGATTTCTTTTCGATCCCGGTCGGCACCAAGCAACACCTGCACCGCGTTCTCGAAGGCGGCGTCGCCAGTGCCGGCGGAACCCTGACCCTCACCGTCGAGCCAACGATCCGGCCCAATGCCACGACCGCCGTCGCGGTGAAGCTGTTCGATCCCTACTGCGAGATGGTTCTCTCGTCCGATTGGTCATCGTCCCGCAACGGGCTGACGCAGAGCTTTTCGTTCTCAAGCCTTCAGGTGCTCTTTTGAAAACCTACTCCACAGCCGTCAACGCTCTCCTGACCGGCGGGCGCATCAACGTGCGCCTGCTCGTCCGCGTCGATCTCGCCACCGGGGCGCAAGGCATTTGGAACGACACCTATTCTGTCGTGGTCGGCGGCGTTACCTACTCCCCGGCGGCCATTGAACTGGGGTCTATCACCTCCCGCAAGGGGCTCTCGTCGCAACAGGTCGACGTCACCGTGTCATCTCTCTCATCGGCGGTCGCAACGATCATGTCCGGCATCGCGTGGCATCAACGGCCGGTCTTGATCTCGCGGGCGTTCCTCAATGACGCCGGGGCGGTGCTGGAAACCGATCCCATCTTCTCCGGCTTCCTCGATGCCGCGCCGATCGAAGACGCCGACGGCGAAACATTGCGCATGTCGCT